AAGCCCTTCGCGCGCAGGAAGGCGAGCTTCAGGGCCTTCTTCACCAGCTCGCCGTCGAGGCACACCACGTCGGTGTTGGCCGAGGGCGCGTCGGTGCTCGGCGAGGTGTCCGCGGCCGCGCGCGCCCAGTAGAGGCTGCGGTACTCGAAGGCGATCGTGTCGCCCGCGGCCGGGGACGACGGGTGCAGCCGCAGGGAGGTGTCCCCGGGACGGAAGAAGACGGTGTACACCTGCCCCGCCTCGCTGGCCTTGAGGGCCTGCCAGGCCTGAGGGCCGGTGGGCTCAAGGGGCAGGCGGCTGGTGCGGTTCCACCCGCTGCCGCTCACCATGGCCAGGTAGTCCGCCGGGCAGGGGTAGGTGTCCTGCCCGGAGGTGGTGGTGAAGGTGTACTCCTTGGTGGCCTGCAGCCAGGCGAAGCGCTTCACCAGCGCGCGCCCCGTGGACTTCAGCAGGGCGCGCAGCTGCACCACGTTGGCGTCCGTGGCGGCGTAGGCGTCCGTCACGGCGCCCAGGCCGAGCTCCACGGCGACGTCGCTGATGATGCTGCCGGCCGTCTCGTAGAGCGCCACGTGTCCTCCGGGTTAGGCCGACTTCTGCTTGCCCTGCTTCGCCTGCGCCGCCACCAGCTCCTGCACCTGGCGCTCGAGCGCCTCGCGGCGGTTCTTCTCCTCCGCCAGCTGCGCGCGCAGCGACTCGGTGGGCGCGTGGCCCTTGGCCGCATCGAGGAAGTCCTTCGCGCGCTCACGCAGCTGCCGCAGCGGCCCCACGTTCTGCAGGTTCGCGTCGGAGAGCTCCGCGAGCTGCTCCACCGTGCGCACCTTGAAGAACTTGAGCTCCTCCACTTGGGCGCGGCTGATGCCGGGCCACATCGCGAGCGGCGTGCCCGTCAGCTGCTCCTCGTCGCCCGCCTTCCAGGCCGCGTACTGCTGCGCGTACTGCTTCTTGTCCGCGGGACGCACGGGGCGGTTGACGACGTTCGTCTTGTCGCCCGGGGTGACGATCTCGATGTACTCCTGGTCCTCGTAGATGGGGCGCCCCTCACCCTCCACGTACTCGGTGGCGCCGTTCGCCTTCACCACCGTGCCGCCGAAGCTCTTCAGCTCGTTCAGCACGGGCTCCCTGTAGAAGCGGATGTAGAGGCCATCCGACTTCACGGGCGCATTGCCCTCTCCTGCCAACAGCGACTGGTCCACCGTCTGCGCGTACGACATGGGGCACTCCCCTTCGAGGGTGTCTGGGTGAAGTGGGCGGGGCTCTCCCACCCAGAGAAGAGAGCCCCGCCCGGTACTGCCAGCTGCTAGCCGTTGCCGTTGAGGGCGGGACGGGCGATCTGCAGCACCGCGAGGCCGGCGGACGGAGTGCCGTCGGCCGTCTTGTAGCGGGCGGCGTCCACCTTGTCGGTGGCCACCACCGCGTCGTCCACGGTGCCGGCGGTGGCGGTGAGGTACGGGCTCGCGCCCGCGACGGCCGCCGCCGACTTCACGACGGCGGAGCCGCTCACCTGATACCAACCGTACTGGCTGGCCACGTTCGCACTCATCGCCACGGCGCAGGGGCCGCGGCTGCCGGCCACCGCGCGGGTGGTGGTGCCCGCCTTCTGGTCGAAGATGACGAGGTCGCCCACCGCGGTGGACGCGACGCCGGCGAGGTAGACGAACTCTCCCTCGCCGTAGGTGGAGTCCACCGCGCGCACGATCGTGCCGAGCGGGTGCTGCTGCGTGGTGCTGGTGTCCGCGATGTTCTGCGAGCCGATGCGGGCGTCGGTGACGAGGTAAGCCATGTGCGTGTCCTTTCGGAAGGGGGAGTGAGGGCAGCGCGCGAGTCACCCCGCGCGCTGCCGCTCGAGGCGGGTTAGTCGCCCTTGAGGCGGCCCTGGAACTGGAGGCCGGAGGAGGTCATGTTGCCCGCGAAGCCGAGCATCTCGACCGTGGCGTCCTGGTTGACGGCCTGGCGCTTCTTCCCGATGGGCACCATGTTGCGGCGCGCGTGCGGGCGGAAGTGGATGTACTTCGTGTTGAGGAAGTACATGTCCGTCGCGGTGGCGTAGCCGCCGATGCCGCCGTCCAGCACCACGTCCGCGTTCATGTACTTCACGGTGGTGAAGCCGGCGTTCGCGAGCTTCGGGTCCGTGAAGCGCTGGTTGGGCTGCAGCGCGCCGAGGAAGGTGTTGAAGATGGTCCCGCCGGACATGATGAGGTCCGGGTGGTCCGCGCCGCGGGTGCACGAGATCCACACCGCGTTCATCTCGGCGAGGATGGTGGCCGCGGTCGGGGTCGCCGCCGAGTCACGCACCTGCGGGCGCCAGAAGGGGTACAGCGCACGGTTGATGCCGCCGTACGTGCCCACCGCGGGGTTGTACGGGATGGCCGCGTCGAGGCCGGTGAGGGCCTTGCCGCCGAAGGCGGTGCCGTCGCCGTAGAGGCCCTGGGCGATGGCGTTCGCCATGGAGCTCTCGGCCACCTGGATGCGCTTGGCCAGGAGGTTCAGCACGGCGGCCTCGCCGTCGTTCTGCAGCTCCTCCATGCCGCTGATGGTGACGGCGATGGCGTACTGCTTCCACGCGTACTCGGCCGCGCTGATGACGTCCTGCGCCGCCACGCTGAGCGTGTCGTAGCCGGAGTACCACTGGCCGTTGGCGTTCTCCTGGAAGGAGAGCTCCTCGTAGATGAGGCGGCCGCCGTTGACGGGCCGCTCCGCCTTGTCCTGCAGGCGGAAGAGGATGGCGTTGTTCTTGGAGACGTTGTCCTGGACCTTGCCCGAGCGGGCTTCCAGGGTGGTGGTTGCGATGTCGCTGATGTTGGGGAAAGCCACGGGGGCCCTCACGAAGGTTGGTGAAGCAGTCCTGTTCGCTGGCCTTCTGCGCGTGGACGGCCCAACGCCGTTCGCTCACGCCCCGCCTGCGAATGGGGGCTCTGCTTCGCTACCTGCCGTGAGTGGGCCCCGCGGGGCTCTCACCGACTACCGACCGTTGAGAGCGGTCGCTGCTGCCTGAACGTCATCCAGCACTGAGCCGCCGGACTTGGGAACTTGCACCCCCGCGGGCTGACCGCGCACGCTGGAGGCTGCGAGCCGCTTCGACTGCGTGGACGCCTGGTGGGCGTTCGCGGCCTTCGCGGCTTCGCGCTGCTGCAGCACCTGCGAAATCTCAGGATGCAGCTTGCAGGCGAGAGTGTACGCGTCTGCGGGCTTGAGCTCAATCCCCCGCCGGGCGCGCGTTTCGATGAGGTCCGCCATCTCGTCGCGCACGTCCTCGAGGAACTCGGGCTCCGTCGCGAGGAAGTCCTGCACCGCCTTGAGGCCCGCCTGCTGCACCGTCTGGGCGCGCTGCTGCTGCAGGCGCTGGGCGATGCGCTCCTCCGCCTTGCGCAGCAGGCCCTCCTCGTCCAGGGGCTGCGCGCCCGGCTGCTGCCCCTGGCCCGCCTGCGGGGCGACGCCCGCGAGGGCCGCGTCCAGGGCGTCGATGGGGATGCCGTACTGCTTCACGAGGGTGGCCACGAGCTGCGCCTTGTGGGCGGGCGGCGCCGTCTGCAACTGGGCGGCCGTCTGCAGCAGGTTGCCCACCACCTTGAGGGGCTCGTCGGTGAGGAGAGCGCGGTAGGGCTCGAGGACGCGCTGCAACCCCTCGCCCAGCTGGCGGTGGGGCGCGGACTGCTGGGCGAAGCGCGCCATCTCCCGCTCGCGCCTGTCCACCTCGGCCTGCACCTCGGGCGGCGCCTTGGAGAAGGCCTCGCGCGCGGCGGGCGTCCACGCCTGCGGAGCCTTGATGGCGGCCGCGGCAGGAGGCGCCGGCGGCGCCGGGGCGGCAGCGCTGGCGGGAGGGGGGGTGCCAGTCGCTGCGGCCGGCGCCGCCGGCGTCTTGGGGGCGGGCTTCACGGGCGCAGACGCCTTCGCCTTGGCGAAGCGCCCGGCCTCGTCGCGCGCGCGCTGGGCGGCCTGGGCAGGCGTCTCGGAGGGCTCCGGCGCGTCCGACGCCGCGGTGTCCGGCGCCTCGGCCGCGGCGTCTGCCGCCTGGGCCACGTCCGCGAGGACGTCCGCCGCCGCGTCGCCAGCGTCACCGCCGCCCTCGTCGCTCGCCTGCCCCGCTGCTGCACGCACGTCATCGAGAATGCTGTCGCTCATCGCTTCCTCCTGGGTGTCCTGCTCATCTCGTAGGCAGCGCGGCCCACCGTCTCCACCAACTCCCGCGTGTCGTGCCGGGCGGAGAAGACGGCCTCGCGCTGCGCCTGGGCCTTCGCGCCCGTCTCGCGGAAGTCGCGGGGGTCAGCGAGGCCGTGGGCCTGCATGTAGTGGCGGCGCTTGGTGCGGCTGGAGATGTCCGTGCCGTCCGTCGCGCGCAGGTTGTCGTACTCGAACTTGCCGAGGTCGCCCGTGCTGCTCACGGCGGCGGAGTAGTCCTCGCCCACCTCGATGGGCTCGGGCAGGGGCTTGCCCCCCTCGGTGTACACCCAGCGACGACGGCTCACGGATACACCTCCCAGCTGCACACCTGCAGGTGGTTGCGCTTGATGAAGTCGTACGCCTCTTGGCCCGTGGCGAAGTGCGCCACCCAGCGGCCATCCACCCGCACGCCGCAGCCGTCGGGCAGCTCGCCGCCGCACTCCACGTAGTGGCAACCCACCTGCTCCGAGGGAGGCGGGAGTCCGCCGCACGCCGCCACCAGGAGGGAGAGGAATAGGAGCCTCACAGGCCACCTCCGCTGCCCGGGCGGGTGGTGGGTGTGGGCTGCAACGCGCGCCCGGCGGCGATGATTTCGTGCTTCTGCGCGGCCTCGAGGACGTTCTGCTGGCGCTGGTTGCTTTCGCGCTGCGCGTCCGCCTGCACCTCCACCTGGGCGCGCACCACGTCCGCCTTGAGCTCCGCGTCCACCTTCGCGATGTCTTGCTGGCCCTTCAGCATCTGCGCCTGCACCTTGGGGTCCGGCTGGGGGGGCTGCTGCGGCTGAGCCGCGGCCGTCTTCGCCGCGGCGATGGCGCTGTCGATGACGCCTTCGATGCTGCTCGCTCCGCGCACGCGCGCGAGGCCCCACTGCATCACCTCGAGCAGGAAGGGCATGCTGCCGGGCACCGACTGGGCCACGGGTGCGGCCGCCTGGAAGTAGGAGGCCAGCGCCGCGAGCACCTCCATGCCCTCCGCCTTAAGCTGCGCGAAGTCCTGCAGCGCCACAGCCTCCGGCTTCACCTCCACCCGGTAGGCCGAGCGGCGGCTCTGGATGAGCTGCACCGCCTGCTGCGCGAGCTCGGCGTCCGGCGTCTGCAGGATGTTGCTCGCCTCGATGATGGTGGCCGCGTCGAAGTGGCGGGCGATGATCTCCGCCTTGAGCTTCTGCACGTCCGAGGCGAAGCGCGCGAACTCGTCCTGCTTGCGCTGCAGGCGCACGCTGCCGAACTTCGCCTTGATGCTCTGCTCGGTGGCAGAGGCGCCGGCCGCCGTGGCCGCCCCGCGCATGATGTCCGCCATGCCGGTGACTTCGTAGAGGGCGTCCTTCGCCACCATCCGGCGCTCAGAGAGAGCGTTGATGGCGAGCGCCACCTGGTCCAGGGGCATGAACTGCACCACGCCGGCCACCCCGCCCTTCTCGGCGAAGCCCTGCCAGTTCTGCACCGGGATGAGGGTGTTCTCCTTCGCGGTGAGGATGCGGCTCATCTCCCCAGCCGACTGGTCGTAGCAGCCGGCCACCTTCACCGCGTCGGTGAGGACGCGGATGCGGGTGGAGAGGCGATCCACCTCGTCGTAGAGGTCCTGCGCGATGGTGAACTCGGGCTTGGGCACCAGCTTCGTGGTGGTGGCCAGGGACACCATGGGCTTGGGGCAGGGGAAGAAGCCCTCGAGCTGCAGCGGGTCCTCCTTGGTGTCCAGCACCGTCGGGTAGCCCTCGACGTACCAGAACACCTTGCCCACCTCCTTCACCCACACCTCCCAGACGTCCGCGCGCCCCCAGGGCGTGGCCGCCGCGGTGCGCTCCTCCTCCGTCTGCGCCTTGTTGCGGTCGGAGTTGAGCGGGACGCCGTTGCCCACCTCGGGGCCGAAGCGCTGCACCAGCTGCTGGCGGGACATCTCCGCCTTGAAGGCCACCCAGCGCACGTCGCGCCACACCTTGGCCGGGCTCCACAGCCAGTCCTTCCAGTGGACGTAGTCCGTCTCCACGCACTCGTACGTCTGCGGGGGCTTGGTGTACGCGGGCGCGAGCTCCTTCACGCCGTCGGGCGCCACCTTCGCGGGCACCTGCTCGGCCTGCCCCTCCTCGAGGACGTAGCGCACGCGCACCTGGCCGCAGCCGGGCAGCAGCCTGTCCTCGAGAGCGTGCTGCAGGTCCTCCGCGAAGGTGTCCCCGTCGCTCTCGAGGTCCGCGTTGAGGACGCGCTCCAGCATCTCCCCCGCCACCCGCGCCACATCGTCCTTGGAGTCCGCGTTGCGGCGAGCGACGGACACGCGCGGCGCCTGGCCGTACAGCGTGGCCATCTGCGTCTCGATGTTGGTGGTGAAGAGGTTCCACCGCGCGTCCGTCAGCTCTCCCGTCTCGCGGTCATCGAGGAAGCGCGTCACCACCTTGGCGCCGGCGTCGTGCCACTTCTTCAGCGCCTTGCGCGCCGCGGTGAACTCCACCGCCAGGCGCTGGGCCCAGCCGCGAGGGTCGTCCTGGAACTGCGCCGCGTCCTTCTCCTCGGTGCTCATCAGATGCGCCTCCGGACGGGTGCGGAGAGGTCATCCAGCCCCTCGAGCACCACCGTGATGGTGTTGGCCTTCGCCTGGACGGCAGGGGCCTCGGGCTTCGCGGGCGGGCGGCGCGTCATCAGGTCCGCGAAGCGGACGTACGTGCCGACGTAGCGGAAGGCGTCCGCAGGGTGACTGGCCCAGTTGTGCAGCGGCGACTTGCGGAAGCAGGCGCCCTCGTCGTCCCACTCGTAGCGGTACTCGCGCAACGCCTCGAGGCCGCTGGGGTGCTCCTCGCCGCCCGCGTCGTTAGGGATGGGGACGTCGCAGCGGGTGTGGATGCGGGTGCCGGGCTGCTCGAGCAGCCAGCGCGCGGCGCTGATGCCGTCCTCCACGGAGAGCGGCGGCCCTAGCACCACGTTGCTGCGCCCCCAGTGCGCCTGGCACTGCTCCAGGGTGGAGAGCTGGGTGGCGAGCGTCTTCTGCTTCGCATCATGTGGCAGGACGTGCTTCGCGTAGCGGTAGGGCTTCGCGTCCACCACCTCGAAGTAGTGGGAGAGGGGCTCTCCGTGCGCCGCGTAGAAGTCGATGATGTCCGCCGTCCCGTGCTGGTTGAGGCGCCAGAACCAGATGGCCGTGGCGTCCGCGCGGCCCAAGTCCCAGTGGGTGAAGACCTCGTCCGCGGCGTGCTCGAACGCGCAGATGCCCCCGCGCGATTCCAGACCGTCCAGCTGCTTGCCGAAGATGCTGCCCACGTCGGACGAGGCCTCGAGGCCCTTCACGTAGACGTCAATCCACGCCTGGTCCTTACCCGCGCAGAGCCGGTCGTAGTAGCCCGGCGGCAGGTTCTCGCGGTTCTCCGCGTCCGGGGACAGGCCGCCCGGCTGCTGGAAGAAGGCGAAGCCCTCGGGGCACGCCTTGCGCAGCTTGTGCAGCCAGTGCCCGGTGTGCCACGGGTTGGTGTCCGCCCAGACGCCGAACCATGTGGCGCCACCGTCCTTCTTCGAGGGGTAGCGGCCCACGCGGCCCTGGGCGCCGTCGAAGATGGGCTTGGCGATTTCGCGCACCTCGTTGAAGTAGACGCCGGTGAGCTCGAGCGAGAGGAGCTTCTTCACGTCCGCGGGCTTGTCCAGGGCGCGGAAGAGCACCTCGCAGTCCACGTCCGCGAAGCGCATGTGGAAGGTGAAGTCCTGCTCGTTCCACTTCCCCAGCACGTCGGGCACCCACTGCTCGAACGTCTTGCGGGTGGTGTCGTTGAGCTCGCGGTAGGTGTTGCGCACCACCGCGAAGCGGGTGTGGCGGATGCCGTCGGGCCCCGGCTGCTGCTCGCGCGCGCGCCGGAGGATTTCCAGCACGCAGGCAGAGGACTTCCCGCTGCCGACAGGCCCCTCCACCACGCGCACGAAGGCGCTCGAGTCCAGGAAGGCCGAGAGCGTGGGCGGCGCGTTGTACTCGATGCGGACGGCCGGCATCAGCGGGCCTCCGCGGGGCGCTTCGGGCAGGCGCGCTCGTGCAGCGGTAGGCCGCGCTTGCTGTAGGTGCAGCCGCAGTGCTTGCACGTGGGGACGGGGCAGGTCTTCGGCGCGCGCTCCAGCTCGGTGAGGCGCACCGCCTCCTCGGCGCCGCACTCGCAGGGAGGACGGCAGAGGTTGCAGGTCATGCGCCCTCCTTGCGTCGGCCGAGGATGATCTCGCGGGGCACGTCCGGAGCGAGACGACTGGCGAGCGAGGCCCACCGGGTCTTCGGGCCGTGCACGACGAGCGGCGGCATGCGCCGAGCGCGCCACCAGCGGAACGGGGCGAGGTTGAGGAGCCAGGTCACGCGCCCTCCTTCACCGTGCGGGTGATGGCGATCGACACCTGGAGCGGGCCACCGTCCGCGCCGGACAGCTCCTGCTTCTCGGTGAAGAGCTTCAGGTGCTTGCCGAGCAGCTCGTAGGCCTTCGTCCTGTCGAGCCACTTCACCTTGCGGGTGAGGCCGACGGCGACGCCGTCCTCGATGAGCTCGTCCGTCTCCAGGCCGGCGAGTGCCCGGCGGGCCTCCAGCGGCACCTTGTGCAGCGGCAGCAGTGCGCCGTGCTCGTCGTAGAGGGACGCGGGGTCGAAGAGGGCGATCTCCTTCAGCCCCTTCACCACCATGTAGGAGTCCACCTGGATAGCCTCAGCGCGCGCCTTCATGGCTTCAGCCACGGCGGCGGCCACCTTGACGTTCCTCAACAGGCGCGAGGCCTGGCTTTCGGCGGTGGCGGCGCTGTAGCCCGCGCGGATGGCGGCCTGCTTGCCGTTGAGGTCCACCAGGTACTCGGCGACGAAGAGCTGCTGCTGGGCCGTCAGGGCGTGCGGGTCCTCAGGCGTCGCCGCCTCGTCCCTCGCCTGCTTGCTCCTGCCCCGGGTGCCCGACACGTGCAGGAGTCTCTGGGCTGACGGGGAAATGTTCTGGCGGGGAGGCGCTCGCCGGGAGGGTGACGCGGGTGCCCGCGGGAAAGCCCCAGCGCACCGCCACCTCGCTCGGGTCCTCCCCTCTTGCCAGCGCGGCCTGCACCTTCTTGAGGGTGCGGTGGTCGCTCGCCTTCTCCAGCACGTAGTCGGCGCGGCGGTAGTGCGCCTCGTCCTCGCTGCAGGCGTCCGAGTACTCCACGGCGGCGCGCTGCAGGCGCTCCCGGGAGGACTGGCCGTAGTGGCGCAGGGTGTCGCCGGGCAGCTTGAGGCGGCGGCGCCGGCGGTGGGCGGAGCAGAGCCCGGCGCGCTCCGCGTTGTTGCGGCACCCGTCCACGCTGCACTTCTGGGGACAGCTCACGCGGCACCTCCCCTGCGGGGCCTCTGACGGACTTGGGATGCGGGCCGGGCGCGCGCGGGGCGCCGCGGCGCGCGGGAGTGTTGAGGGGCGCTCACGTGGGCAGCCCCGGCGCCGGACTCTTGAGGCCCGGGCGCTCCACCTGCGCGGTGCGCAGCACCCAGGCGCCGACGTGGCCGAAGCGCTCGAGGATGCCCTCGTACGTCGTCCCGTCCGCCCAGGCCTGCAGGACGCGCCGCTCGAATGCCGCGCGCTCCCGCTCCTGGACGTCCGGAGGAGTGAGGAGGGGCCACGGGGGACCCATCTCCTCCTCGCGCGCCGGAGCGTCCGGCAGCGCGTCCAGCCGGGTGACGGGGGCCGGGCGCTCCATGAGGCCGGCCGCCACCCGCTTGCGCAGCTTCGTGGTGCAGCCCTCGCTGCAGGCGCGGCGCGGCTTGCGCGTGTCCGCGGTGGGGCTGAAGGGCTTGCGGCAGATGGGGCACGGTCGGGTGTCACAGGGCGTCATGGGCGCCCCCAGATGACGAGGACGCTGGGGAACATGCCGCCTCCCCCGCCCCGCCCGGTGGGGTTGCCCGGGTAGCCGAAGCGCACGCGGCCGCGGATGAAGCGCAGCTTCACCAGGCCCGGGCGGAAGGGCTCGATGTGCTCGTGCCACCAGGCGCGGTCTGTCCACGCGGGGAGCAGCCCCACCACCAGGGCGCCGCGGCGCGCCTCCTCGAGCGCCTTCGCCGTCCATGGGGCGATGTCGTTGTAGGGCGGATTCATCCACACGCGCTCGGGCGCCCACGGCTGCGCGAGGCCGTCCTGGGCCTGCGTGAAGAAGCGCGGGCACTTCGCGCTCTCCGCAGTGGCGCAAGCGTCCAGGGTGAAGGAGAACTCCCGGTGCAGGGGCTCGAAGACGGACGGGGGCGTGTAGAACTCGTCCGACTCCGCCGGCGGCACGGGTGGGGGCGGCGGCAGCAGGTGCAGCTGGCTCACGGCGCCCCCTTCTTCGGCGCGTAGCTCGCGGAGGTGGCGAGGGCCGAGAGGCTGGGGCCCTTCATGCCGCGCCGGCGCCGGCCGGGCGGGGGCACGACGCGCGCATGCGGCTGCGTGTCCGCGCCGATGGCGGCGAGCGCCTCCTCTGGGGTGCGGACCACCTTCACGGGGCGGCCTCGCCAGCGAGCAATCCACTTCTCCTGTCCCTCGGAGAGCTCCCCGGCCTTCGTCTTCCGCAGCTTGCCGCTGCGCTTGTCGAGGTAGCCCTCCTCCTCCCCCTCGGACTTCAGCTCAAGCAGGTCCGTCTGCCCGCGGTAGCCGACGAGGAGATCCGGGATGTCCTTGCCGTCGAGCACCTGCACGGATGCGCCCACGGCCTCCAGCGCGCTCACCACGTGGGGGTGAGAGGTGTCCTTGCGTCTGGCCCAGCGGCTCATAGGCGCCCCCGGACGTGCGCCGCGAGCGCGGCCACGCACCATGCGAGGTAGGCGAGGAGGAAGAGGACGAAGAGGCCCTGGGCCCACGCGTGGCCGGCCTGGGCCGCGGCGCCGGCGAGCGCCCAGGCGATGAGGAAGAGGACGAGCCTCATGCCGCCTCCTTGTCGTCGGGCTCCGCGTCGGCCACGGGCGCCGCGCCCGTGTCGCACAGGCCCCAGCGCATGCAGCCCTGGTCCCGGCCCGCCGCTGCGAACATCTCGAACTGGGCGCCACCCCGGCTCGTCCGGCTCCAGGCCACCACTTCATCGATGGCGCGCGCCGGGTACTTCCCGTTGGCGTCCTGCGCCTGCTGCTGGAACCAGCCGGCGGGGCCATAGGGCTCCTCGCCCCGCGCCCGAATCTTCGCGTGTTGCGCCTCAGTCACCTTCGCCTCGAGCGCACGGAGGCGGTCGATGCGAGCGGGGTCGAGGTCCGCGATGAGTCGGATCTCCGCCTTCTTGGCGAAGATGCAGGGCCAGCAACCCACCCGCTTTGCCCCCTGCAGGTACAGGGGGTTCGGGCGGAGTCCGTGTCGCTGGTGGATGGCGATGACGTCCGCCTCCGTCCAGGCGACGAGAGGCCGCCAGATTTCGCAGTCGAAGGTGTCGCTCCACTCCCACTCGGCCGCGGTGCTGCGCGAGGTGGACTCCTCGCGACGGATGCCCACCGCGTCCACCACCTCGCGCCCCTCGTCCTGCAGGCGCTTGATGTGCTCCTGCATCGGGATGAGCTTCAGCTGCTCGGTGCACCACTTCACCTTGCGGCTGGGGAACATGGCCTTCTTGAGGACGAGTTCCTCCATCTGCAGGGGCGCCCGCAGTTCGGCGATGGGACCGAGCGCCTGGGTGAGAGGGCCGCGCAAGTACTCGTAGGTGGAGGGGTGCTCCCAGCCCGTGTCCAGGAACACGCGCTCGTGCTCGATGCCGAGTTCCTGGAGGTGCAGGCTGAGCGCCCCCGAATCCTTCCCCCCGCTGATGCTCGCCACCACGCGGCGGCCAGCGAGCTTCTCCAGCAGCTCCAAGGAGGCCTTCACAGGCCACCCCCGTCCAACAGCGGCAGCTGCTCGAGCGGCTTGGGCGCGCTCATCTGGTACTCCCAGAGGCCCGCCTTCGGGTCCCCGCGGCGTCTCCTGTCCACCGTCCAGCGCCCGTACTCCGGCTTGCGCAGGTCGCGCAGGCGCGCGCTGACGGCCGCCTCGCTCCCCTTCCCGATGGCGTCGGCAATCTCCCGCAGGGTGCGCCACTGCCCGTCCGCCATGAGGGTGCGGACGCGGTCGAACTGGGTGCCCAGGCGCGTCGAGTCGAACTGCCCCTCGAACGTCTCGCCGTCCGCGATGAAGCGGGGGCAGGAGTTGCCGCTCATCGCGCACCGCCCTTCCCGGACAGCTGAGCGCTGCCGAGGTTCACCACCCGGCCCGCCTCCTCCACCCGCCGCCGGACGCGCCGGTCGTACCGGGCGAAGAACTTCTCGGGGCCCAGGTTGGCCAGGAGGACGGTCTTCAGCTTCGCGCGGTAGCGCGCCTGCACCAGCTCCTGGAAGACGCTGCTCCAGGCGTCGGTCATGATCTCCGCGCCCAGCTCATCGATGACGAGCAGGCGCACCCGGCGCAGCGCCGAGTTCTCCTTCTCCACCTCGCCGCCGAAGGCGCTGCGGCGCGCGAGCTGCGGCGCCTGGGTGAAGAGCGGCTGCTCCGAGAGGACGTTGCTCCAGCACCAGGTGGGCCCCAGGTCGGGGTGCACGTAGCCGAAGCGGCAGAGGCTGCAGAGCTCCGCCGCGGCGACGGACTTGCCGGTGCCCGTGGTGCCCAACAGCGCGAGGAACGTCTCGTGGCTTCCCCAGAACGCGCGCGCCTCGGTGACGGCCGAGAAGCGCTGCCCGTTGGCCCCGACGATGGAACCCCAGTCCGGTCGGACGCCCGCGCGCAGGACGTCCAGTTCCTCGTCCCCCACCCCGCAGCGCGCGAGGAAGGCGTCCATCTCCTCCAGCTGCGCGGCCTCGTGCGCCGCCCGGGCCTCGGCCAGCTGCGCCGCCTTGCGCGCGCGCGCCTCCTCCGGGTGCTCCCTGTCCCACGCCCGCTGCGCCTCGTGGCGCGCCGCGGACTCCTTCATCCGCTGCAGCAGCGTCCTCACCTCTCCCGTCCCCTGCTCGTCACTTGCCTGCATGGCTCACCCCTGGAGGTCCAAAGTCGTCGTCCACCCGCCCCACGCCGCGTCTGATGTCCTGCGCGCGCGCGGGCGGGCCGGTGCCTCTCGAGCTGGGCGGCAGCTCGGCGTAGGTGTCCCAGTGGCGTCTGAGGCCCGGCAGGCCGGCGAAGGCCGGGTAGTCGATGGGCCAGCGCAGGGCGTTGCCCCAGCGCCGCTCCACCTCCGCTTCGTCTCCGTCCGCCTTGTCCTCGAGCAGCTCGCGCAGCAGGAGGTCCTCGGAGGCGCCCGTCTTCAGGCGCCCGCCCTTCACCTCGCGGTAGGCCGCCGCGAGCCGCTCCATGAGCAGCGTCGTGCCGGCGAGCTCCGAGGCCGCAGAGGGGACCGGAGTGGCGGAGGGCGGGACCACCCGCGACTCCGGGTGTCCATTCTCCATCCCCACTCTCCATTCTCCATTCCCCGCGGGACTCGACGGGATGGCGGGAGGGTTGGGTGCGGCTTGCCGTGAAATTTCACGGCTTGCCGTGTTTTTTCCCGGCTCCGGCGGGGGAGGGAGGTTGAGGCTCGTCTCCTTCGGGTGCGGCCGCTGGTGCTTGGTGAAGGCGGGGATGGCGATGCACGCGTGCCCCCCAGCCTCGTAGCGGATGATGAAGCCCGCGGTGTGCAGGTCCGTCAGGAGCTGCTCCACCTCGCACTTCTCCCAGGGCAGCACCGCCGCCTTGATGCGCTTGGGCCTGTCCTCCAGCCGCCCGTCCTTGTCCGCGAGCGTCCAGAGGCCGATGAAGAAGAGCCGGTGCAGCGGGGAGAGCTCGGCGAGCCCCTCGTGCAGGAAGAAGTCCGGCTTCACGTTGCGGATGCGAGCCATCAGCGCACCCCTTCCGCGAGCTCGATGACCAGCCCCATCTCGCGCAGGCCCTTCAGGGTGAGGCGCAGCGAGCGCGCCACGTGCTTCTCGCGGGTGATGAGGCCGCGGCGCTCGAGCAGGTCCAGGTGGTCCGACACGCCCTTGGTGGAGACGATCTCCAGGAGGCGGCAGAGGTCGCGCACGGTGGGCGCGTACCGGTGCAGCTCCTGGAAGTCGGCGATGGCCTGCAGCACCTCGCGCTGGCGGAGCGTGGGGGGGGCGTCGATGGGGGCGCCGGTGCGGCGCGCGCAGGGCCCTCTCATCGCGCGCCCTCCTCGGACGGCCGCTCGGTGCCGAAGGTGATGAAGACGGGCCTGCCGGCCTTGTCCTGGACCTCGAGCACGAACTGGAGCCCCTCCGTGCCCCCGGCGTCGGCGTGGGTGAACGACTCCGCGAGCAGCTTGAAGGCGAAGTAGTTGAGCCCCGCGTCCAGGATCTGCTGGGGGGCAAGGAACCGGCGGCGCACGCTCGGCCCGCGCTCCACCTCGGCGAGCAGCTGCTGAGCGTTCTCCAGGTCTGCCCGGAGGCGCCCGGCCTCTCGGCGCTCCTGCTCAAGCTCGCGCTGAGCGGTGGCGAGCGCCTCCTGCTGCGCCACCACCTGGTGCTGCAGGTCCACCAGCTCCGGACCAAGGATGGCGGCCTGAGCGTCAAGCTCCGCGAGGCGGTCCGCCCGCGGAGTGCTTGGCGGGTCCCGGAAGTCGAGCAGGGCGTCAGCGGCCGGAGAGCGCGAGTCGATGATGCGCCGCTTCACCAGGACGGCCACCTCGTCCGCGAGCCGCGCGCCATCGCGCCGCACTCGGACGTTCTCGGCCTGGATCTCGGTCAGCGCCTCGCGCGCGGCCCGCTGGTCGCGGTCCACCTCCGCGGCCGGGTACGCCCCGCGCAGCTCAGCGACGTCGAGCCAGCCCAGGGCGCGGAGGATGAGGTCGGCCGGGCTCTGCACCACCTCGAGCGGCTCCATCGCCCGAAAGGCGTTGGCCATCTCCTCGCCCACGGTGGGGAGGGTGGCGTGGTCGCAGCCGGCCACCGGCACGGAGCGCGGGTAGCCGCAGAACAGGCAGGTGGGCGAGGTCATCGCGCACCTCCCTGCTGCGCCAGCAGCGCCGCCAAGAGGACGCGCAGGCCCTTGAGGGGGCCGGAGTACGCGAGCAGGGGCCTAGTCATGGGCCACCTCGTCCGCGGCGGCGAGCGTCGCCTCGAGGCGCGCCTGGACGAGCAGCAGCAGGGCCTCGACCTCGGCGCGGGGGACCGCGCCGGAGGGCAGGAGGCCGTGCGCCCCGGCCAGGAGATCCAGGGTGCTCTCCACGCCGGCGCGCAGCGCGTCAGCGCTGGCGGGCGCAGAACTCGGGACGGCGGGTCTTCTGGGGCTCATGACTCACCCCCAGAGCCGCCGGTTACGGAGTTACGGCCCCGCCCCACGCCACCGCTCGTGGCGCGCGAAGAAACCGCCAACCCCCCGGAATTGCTGCCGAGATTGCGCGAGACAGCACCCAACGCGCGTGCTTTCTCGGGTTCAAGTCCCGTACTCCTCGCTTCACCACCGCCCGCCAAGTCCTCGTGACTTGGCGGGTTTTTCATTTCCGGCGCCGGGCGTAACTTCACCGTAACTCCCTCCCCTCTGAGCGAGACCTGAAGCTTGGCCACCTCGCGGCACAGGGTCGGCCACGGGATGGTGGTGTACTGGTTGAACTGGTCCCCCGGCGCGTCGTGGGTGACGAGCTGCAGGATGTGGGGCTCCGCCCCGTCCGCCTGGGCCAGGCTGATGAAGGTCCGGCGGGCGTCGTGGATGCGGCGCTCGCGTAGCCCCAGCAGCTCCAGGTCCTCGTGGAAGCGGCGCAGGGCGTGGTTCACCCGGCGCTGCTGCCCCATCCGGGACGGGATGAGCCAGTCCTCCGGCGTGGGCGGGCGGCCGAGCATCCGAGCCCAGCCCCCCAGCTTCCAGCCGGCCAGCACCTGGGCGAGCGTGGGGTGCACGGGCACCGCCCGGGGCGCGCCCGTCTTCGTCTCCTTCGACTCCTTGCGGCGCACGCTGAAGGAGCTGGCCACCAGCAGGCGGCCGAGCGGCTTCGCCGTGGGGTCGTAGCTGCTGAAGCGCTGGTCGGCCACCTCGCCGAAGCGCTCCCCGGTGAGGAAGAGGATGGCGTAGAGGACGCGGCGGTCCTCAGGCACCCGCGGGTCCGAGATGAGCTGCTCCACCTCCTCGTGGGTGAAGACGGCCGTGGAGCGCCAGGCGGCGTCCTTGTCGCGCTTCGCGGGCAGCTCCTTGCGGCGCACCTTGAGCACGCAGGGGTTCGTCGCGAGCAGCTCGTCCGCCACGGCATCCGCGAAGAGGACGCGCAGCAGCGCGTAGACGTGGTTCTGGGTGCGCGGGGAGAGCTTGCCGCCCTTCGGGCTGTCCTTCTGCGCGAGCTCGCGCATGAAGTCGCGCAGGTGCCCGGGGCGCACCGCCTCGAGTGGCAGCTTCGCGATCGGGTGGGAGGCGACGTGCTTCTCCCACCGCCCCTTGTCGTCCTTGTAGGACTCGATGCCGGAGGCCTCGCGGCGCTTGAGCAGGCGCGCGCCGTAGCCGCCCAGGGTGAGCGTCCCCTCCTCTTCCTCGCCGGCAGCGCGCGCCTTCGAGCGCGCGACCTCCTTCTCGAGGTCCGCGAGCATCTTGCGCGCCTTCTTCTCGTCCTTCGTCCTGGTGGATGCGGCGATGCGCTCGCCCTTCGCGTCCAGGAACCACAGCCACCAGTAGGGGCTGTCCGGGCGCATGTAGACGCTGCCCATTACCGCCCCGCCTTCTTGAGGATGTCGGCGACGCGCGCGTCCGTCTCGGACTCCACGCCGGCGCTCTTCTCCATGAGCGTGAGCAGCTCCACGCGGCGCACGCGCCAGATGCGCCCCTCGCCGTAGCGGCGCAGCTTCCCCTTCTTGCACCACCCGCGCACCGTCGTGCGGCACACCTGCACCAGCTGCGCGGCCTGGGCCACGCTTAGGAACTCCGCCCCCTCCGGCACCTTCACGGCACGCTTCATCACGGCCTCCCCCATCTGCACTTCACCCATGTGCTTCCTCCCGTTCTCGGCTCGCCCCTACATCGATGGCGGAACCATTCCGGCTCCGCTGCTCACTGAACTTCCGTACAGTCCTCGGGTCTAAGCGAGGGGTCTGACAGGAGGATTCAGCCGAGAACAGAGCGACTGCAGAGAGCCCGCAGAACGCGGCCCGGGCCCAGAAATCGGCCTCGCGCAGCGCGTCGCAGGGGTGCCGCGGACTACTTCTTCTTGGGCTTCGTCGCCGGCTCGGAGCGGAACGCCTCGATGCGTTCCTTCACGGCCAGGGCGATGACCTGGTGCAGGTCGTTCGAGAGGTCCAGCCCACGCTCAGCTGCGAACATCCGCAGCGCCTGGGCATCCGGGGCCAGCTCGCTCTCGAGAGCGCGGTCCAGCGCGAGTGCTCCGAGGATGATCTCGGTCTGGTCGCGACCGGTCTGCTCGGAGGACTCCTCCAAGTAGCGCTTCATGGACTCAGGGCAACGGAACGTGACGAGCGTCTTTCGCTCCACGACCTTCGGTCCCCTCAGCCCCATCGGTTCCTCCACCCTCGACCGCAGTGCATGGGCGCTCATGCGCACCTCCTCGTGGCGTAGCGCGGCGCGTATGCCGCGGTCAACCAGTCGGAAACATGTATATACGTTGCCAATAGACTTCGCAAGGCATCTTGACTGACGTAAGGTGACTGTATATACGTGTTTCGTCGCTGGCAGTTGGGGCGACGGGGAAGCGGACGGACGGGGCGCGCTGCGGCGCGGAAGGGCGATGGGCGGGCGCGAGGCGCCAGTAGAGGGCCGAGGACGCTGGGACGGGGCAGCACCAGGTGGGCAGCACGGTGGGGCGCGGGAGTGCGGGCGCCAGGGAGGTGGCAGTGCAGCGAGCCAGAAGAGGGGCTCCCGCTCGAGGAGGTGCGCGAGCGGGAGAGGTGGAGGTGGTGTCGGAGCGGTGTGGTGCAGCTGAGCCAGGAGGTGGTGCATGGAGAACATGCAGAAGACGCCGGACGTCCTTCCGGCGGAGGTGAGGTTGCTGCTCACCGCCATGGAGGCGCGCAGCGGGCAGTACGTCCTCGCGATGCGGCGAGACGCGGAGCTGCTCTCCAGCCTGCTCGAGAAGCACTTCGGACAGAGCGCGGCCTTCGAGGTGGAGCGCCGGCTCCTCGCGAAGCTCGATGGCCAGCTGACGGCCCTCTACAGCCCGCCGGTGGTGACGGAGTCCGGCGTGGTGAAGCGGGACGGGGGCGGCGTGGTGCTGGACCTGGTGGAGGAGGTGGAGCTCACGGCGGTGGAGGACGAGCAGCGCACGCTGCTGCTCGAGAACGAGAGGGCGGCATGAGCGGGCGCAAGCAGAAGGGCATCAACTTCCTCGCCATCGAAGGCATGGAGCTCTACGGCGTGGACAGCGGGAAGGTGCTCATCACCTGCGTGCCTATCGGCCCGGACGAGGTCCGCCAGCGCAAGTTCGGCTTCATGTGCGGGCCGGACCTGCTGCGCGCGCTGGGTGAGGGGTTGGTGAAGGTTGCCGACGCCGCGAAGGCCCGCGCGGCGCTGCAGGACGCCGCAGTGGAGGCCAAGCCGTGAGCGGCGAGCCTGTGGGCGAGCGCCTTGAGGTGCAGGCGGGGTTGGTTCAGCGGATGGACGGCATCTTCCCGGCGCGCGACATCGACGCCTGGGAGGAGTGGGAGACGTGGCCGCGGTTGGTGTGCTGCTGCGGCGAAGAGGCGAGCAGCGTCAGGGAAGTTCTGCTGTGCGAGCACGAGACGGTGGAGGGGTAGCGATGGAGACGCAGGCATCCGAGAAGGTGGAAGGGGGCTGGACCCGCGAGCGCGTGGAGCTGCTCAAGCGCACGGTGGTGCCGAAGGGCATCCCGGATGACGAGTTCATGCTCTTCCTCGAGCAGTGCAAGCGCAGCGGACTGGACCCGCTCATCAAGGAGGCCTTCTGCGTCGCGCGGCGGGTGAACCTGGGCACGCGCGAGAAGCCGAACTGGGGCACCAAGTACGAGTTCCAGCCGAGCGAGGCGGGCTTCCTCACCCGCGCCGAGCGCTTCCCGGACTACGAGGGCATCCAGGCGCAGGCGGTCTTCGCCGAAGATGAAATCCAGATGGACGCGGGCGCGGGCACCGTGCGTCACGTCTTCAATCCCGCCAAGCGCAAGGGCAGCCTCTCGGGCGCGTGGGCGCGGGTGCAGCGGCGCGGGAAGGTGCCCGTCCTCGTCTGGCTCGACTTCAACGCGTACGTCCAGAGCAACGCCATGTGGGGGAAGATCCCCACCACGATGATCGAGAAGTGCGCGCGCGTCGCGGCGCTGCGCAAGGCCTACCCCGAGGCCTTCGGCGGCCTGTACGTGCCCGAGGAGTTGCCGGCGGACGTGGCCGGCGAGCCGGTGGAGCACCGCCAGGCGGAGGCGCCCCGCCCTGCCCTGCCCGCCGCCACGCAGGTGGAGGTGCTGCCGCCCGTCAGCGCCCCGCGCGAGACGGTGGCGAAGCAGGCGAAGGCCGCTGAGGTGCGCGAGCGCGTGGAGAAGCACCTGGGCAAGGCGCCGGGCATCGTCACCTTCGGCCCACACAAGGGCGCGGTCATCGCGGAACTCGCCGACAAGGACCTGGCGGACACCATCGACCTGGGCGACGCGAAGCTGGCGGAGAGCCCGGACGCGAAGTGGGCCGACGGCGTGCGCGCGTGCATGGATCTGCTGCTTGCGGAGCACTCGAAGCGCGCCAACGCGCAGGCGTACGTCGCCAACGGGGAGCAGGGCTAGCCATGGCGAAGTCCAAGGGATTCAAGAGCGAGTTCCGCAAGGACCCTCCCCTTCCGTCGTGGAAGACGGAGCGGCGAGTCCTGACCCTCTCTCCGACGGCGCACACCTCCAAGCCCGTGGTGTCGTTCCACCCGCACGGCGACCGCACGTACCTCTGGGTGGGTGACGACGAGGGCAACTTCTACGGCGCCACGGAAGGTGTTGAGGCCCTACGCGAGTTCGCGCGCGAGCTGCTCGCCGCGACCGAGCCGAAGCCCAAGAAGTAGCCCCACCCCACAACCCAACCAGCGCCCGGGCGCCAAGCCCTGGCCGGAGGCCTGCCCAGATGGCGACGTGCGAAGCGCGGCACCCGGAGACGGGGCGGCAGTGCGAGAGCGAGGAGCACGACGGGCGAACGCTGTGCATCGCCTCCTTCCCCGTCCTCATGTGGCGGGGCCTCCCAGTGCCACCGCTGTGCGGCGAGGCGCACTCCTCGGGCGTGACGTGCGGCCTGTACGCGCACGGGCCGGACGAGTGGCACAGCACCAGGGTGGGCGGCGGGTGGCTCAAGTGGAGCGCAGGGCGCGACGACAAGTGGAGCTGGCCGCGCACGCGCGAGGAGAACAACCGGCTTTCGGAAGCGGCGGACAAGGCGGCCTACGAGTCGGGCCGAGGCATGGACACGGAGCGCGCCAGCGAGCGCGTGTGGAGGTGGTGGTGAGCGACAACGTGAAGCCGGTGGATGCGAGGGACGTGAAGGCCATCAACACGCTGCGGGCGCTGGTGCGGCGCCACGGGCGCGAGGCGGGCGGGGATGCTCTCGACCGCGCGCGCGCGGCGATGCCTGCGCTGGAGCGCCTGGAGAAGTCGCTCGGCTACTGGAAGCAGTGGGCGGACGACGTGACCAAGGATGCCGAGGGCGTACTCCTGGCTGGCGGTCGCAACCTCGTTGAGTGGCGCGAGCTTGCGCTGCGCCTCAACGCGGAGGCCAAGGCGGCGCGAGCCGACGCGGACCGCGCGCGGGAAGCGCTGGGAGAGGAGGTAGCCTTCAGCGCCGAGTTGCGCGAGGAGCGCGATGTGCTCAAGGAGACCGTGGCGGTGCTGACTGAGCGCGTGAAAAACGAGCAGGCAGCCACGCTGCAGCACCTGGACGCATTCGAGCGCCTCAGCAGGCTCCACGCGGAGGCGGAGGCCGAGGCGAAGCGGCTGCGTCAGAAGCACCCCTGCTGCCGGGGTGACGCATGAGCGCCGCGAAGACGCGCTGCCAGCTCGTCCTCCTCCACGAGGCCGCCTCCCACGGCATCAGCCGGCTGGACGCCCTCCTCGCCGCACGCGCCTTCCCGCCGCACGCCGCGGCGCGCCTGGCCCTCCAGTGCGGCTACCTGCGCGCGGGTCGCGCCCGCATCATGGCGCGGCTCCACGCGCTGGGCCGTCCCCTCACCCTCGCGCCCCCGCTGCTGCCCACCCTGGGCACGCCGCTGCAGGAGCTCGAGCACCTGGTGCAGCTGTGCGAGGTGATGGCGGAGCGACTCGCCAAGGCGGCGGAATTCGCCTGGGGCGCGGGGGACGCCGTCACGGGAGCCGCGTGCAGGCTCAACCGGGTGGAGGTGCTGAACGTGGCGCTCGAGCTGCGCGCGCTGGTGGAGCCGGAGAGGATGGTGGGGACGTGACCACAGAGGACTGGAAGTTGGTGAGGGAGCATGTGGAGCGCTCGCGGCTGGGGTGCGCAGAGGACGCCATCGCCGCCCTCGGCCGCCTGGAGGCCGGCGTGCGCCGTGCGAAGGAGCGCCTCCAAGTGCAGGCGAGCCCCGGCGAATGCTGGGCGCGCTGGGGCGCCGAGGACTACAGCCTCGACTGCTCCACCCTGCGCCCGGACAACCCCTGCACCCCGTGCCTGGTCGCTGCAGTCCTCAAAGAACTGGAGGATGCGTGAAGGCCCACCGCATCATCATCCCGCTGGCGATCGCCATCCTGGCCGGGCTCATCCGCGCGCTCCGGGAGCAGAGGCCATGAGCGGGCCCGCCTACCTGGACCTGCCGGTCTGCCGCCGCTGCAGTGCTGCGGCCGTCTTCCCCACGGGCAACGGGCTCTACGGGGTGTGCATCGCCTGCAAGGACCACCGCGTCATCCCCGAGGAGGACCACGAGCAGGCGAAGCGCGCCATGGCCGCATGGAAGAAGGAGCCTGCGCCCACCTACTCCACCGACCAGTGCGCCCACGAGCTCTTCATCGAGGGCCGCATCCGCCGTGAGCGCGAGAAGCTCGAGCGCCTGCGGGAGGGACGATGGTGAGGCCCGAGGCGCGGATGGCACTCGCGTGCTTCGCCGTCATGGCGCTGTGCTGGCTGCTGGCGTGGCTGAGGGCGCGATGCTGAGCCCTATCGGCCAGTCTATCGGCCGCCCTATTCGCCACGCGCAGGACGTGGCCGATAGAAGAAGACCCGGCCCACGGGCCGAGTAGCCGGGCAGGCGCGGCGTGCGCACCTTGCGTCGAGGAGGGACGCGACGCATGGCCCACGCCCTGGACCTGACCCTGGAGCGCAGTCTGGTAGTTGCCACCCTGGACTGCCTGCACCGGCGCGCGCGCGAGGGAGTCGCGCCGCCGGCGCACCTGCGGCTGCAGCGCGCCGCGGAGGCCCTGGACGAGGCGCGCGCGGAGCTGGAGTGCCTCTCTCGCGAGGACACACCGCCCGACGAGGAGGGCGTGTCGCTGTGTCAGCCGGCGTAGCCCGGCGTTAGGATGGGAGCCATGATCGAGGAACTGAAGACGCTGCGCGCCGCACTGGAGCGCATCCGCGAGGAGAACGCGGACTTCGAGGAGACGTGGATGAGCGGGTCCTCGGCAGAGGTCAGCCACCGCAAAGCAGTGGAGGCGCTCGCCGCCCTCGGGCAGCTGGAGGCTGTGACGTCCAAGCTGCACGCGGCGCTCATGCGCGTCGCCGATGGCGAGGGCGTCATTCCTCACGATGGCTGCCATTGCCAGGACATCGCCGCCCAAGCGCTCGATGGCGTGAAGTTCGAGGCGCCATTGGTGCTCTCGACGCCGGTCTACGCGGGGCGCCTCACCCTCAAGGGCGACTGACGGTCGGACGCCCCGTCCCGCGCTCCGGACGGGCGCCCTGCCTCCCCTCCTCGGCGGGCCGCCGGCACGCGCCCTGCTCTGCCCCGCGCGCGGAGGTGGCGCATGGGCGGCGAGGAGCGGCGGGAGTGGCGGCGGAGGCTGGCGGACTGGCTCACGGACTCGGAGGGCGCCCTGCAGCGCGCCCAGGCGCAGCTGCGGCGCGAGGACACCCCCGCGGCGCGCGCGGCCTACGCGCGGGCCAAGGAGGACGCGGACGCCGCGCACTGGGCAGCGCTCGAGGAGCTGCGGCGCATGCAGCGCGAGCGCGCGGAGCTCGGCTCTACGGCTTGACGCGCGCGCGCCAGCCCGGCTCGGCGTCGAGTGCGGCCTGGGCCTCGCGCACCTTCCAGCGCTCGAGGTCCTCGGCGGCGCCCCACTCGGCGCTCTGCCGGTCCTGGTTGCCCATGAACTCGCGGATGGCGCTGCGCTCAGCCCAAAACGCCTGGTCCGCCTCGGCCTGCAGGTCGGGCACGTCCATCGGGGGTCGGCTCTTCTGGCGGCCCATGGGCGAGGCGTAGCGCGGGGGTCTGACAGGGGGAGGGGCGCCCGGCCATGCCGAGACGGGCGCCCCCGGGGCTACGACTTCAGCGACTGGCCGGGCTGCGGCGCCGCGACGCCCGCGAGGAGCGCACAGAGGCAGGCGCCGGCGTACAGGTAGAAGTAGGCCTTCGAGTCGGGCGGCTGCGTGAAGGCGAGCTGGCCGAGTGCCGTGGCCACCGTGGTGAGCAGCGGAACCAGGGCGAGCGGCACCAGCGGGCGGCCCGCCATGAACTTGGGCATGGGCAGGGACAGGCCCAGCAGGCCCGCCGCGATGAAGGCGGACACCGCGGCCACCGGGCCGAAGGGCACCGGCAGGATGACGGCCAGGACGCCCAGGATGGGCACCAGCGCGGCCGCCAGCACCTTGAGGCTGGTGGGCACGTGGAAGGACGGCGCGGGCGCGGGCGTCACGGTGACGGCCTCGCCCTGCAGGGAGGTGGGGATGGACTCGGGCACGGACAGCTCCTTGAAGAGGGGGACGACGGGGGCGATGGGGGCGGGGCGCTCGGGCTCCTGCTCGAAGACGGGCTCCGGGGTGGTCTCGTCGGACATGGGCTAGCTCCGGGGCGGCCAGAACCAGGTGCCCAGCGAGTCGCCCGAGACCACGCCGTGCAGCGCGAGCTCGTCCGAGCCATCGAGGAAGGCGCGGCCGCTGATGGTGTCGCCGCTCCACGTCTTGACGATGAGGACGGGAACCACCTGCCCCACCTCCACCGGCTCGCCGACGTGGGCCTGGGCTCCCAGGGGCCAGCGGTCCTCGATGACGCGCTTGCGGATGGCGTCGGGCGTGGTGCGGCGACGCATGATGTGCCTCACGTCCTCCTCGCTCAGGCGATAGTGGACGATGCGGCCGATGCTAGGCTTCTGCTCCATGTGGCGCTCCTTCAGGCGGCGTGGGTGGCGAGCTCGAGCCGGTGCAGCTCGGCGGCGAGGAGGGGGTTGCGCCGGGCCCAGTCGGCTCCCGCGCGCTCCGCGTCGAGGTACTCCCAGCAGTCCGCGAGGCTGCGGGTGGAGCTCGCGCGCAGGTACAGGTTGCGCAGCGGGGCCATACTGCGGCCCGTGAGGTAGTCCGGCCACTGCACATGCGGGGCGTCGCCGAAGCTGCCGCCCCACAGCAGGCCCGCGGCGCGCGCCTCCTCGCCCAGCAGCTCGTACGCCGGCGCGTCCCACCGCGGCTGCACCCCGGGCGCCTCGTCGCCGTCGCGCACGAAGTCCACCGCCAGGCCGAACTGGTGCGCGCTGCTGAAGGCGGGCGCCGCGCGCCCTGCACCGGGCTTCTTCGCCACCCAGTCCGCGTGCATGCGTGCCTGCTGGTTGGGGCTGCGGTAGCCGAAGGTGGCCACGTAGAGGCTGCCCTTCTGCCGGCAGCGCTCCACCACCTCGAGCACCACCTGGAGGAAGGGCGGATAGAGGGTGTCCAGGTCGATGCGTGCGAAGAGGGCCTGCGGCATCACTCCGCCCTCCCCTTCGCGTAGACGGTGCGCTGCTTCAGCGTGTCACGCACCTCGTTGAGGCCGCCGATGATTTGGAGGTAGCGCTCCTCCTGCACCGCGCGCCACACGGTGAGGCCCTGCACCTGCTCCGTCAGCTTCTCGGTGCGCGCGTCCTGCGCCTGCGAGAGGGCCGAGGCCGAGGCCTGCTGCGCGGCCAGCTGCGCCTCCAACTGCGTCACGCGGTAGAGGCCGATGGCGCCAGGCGTCACCGCGCCCAGGGCGCCCACCAGGAGGACAACGACGGTGCCGACGGGAAGCCCGAGGGAGCGCGAAGCGTCGAGGAGCTTGCCGTCGGCCATGGGGTTACTGCGCCCCCGTGCAGATGAGGGAGAAGGTGACGCCCGCCGTGGCGTCCGCGGCGATGTTGGCGTTGGTGCTGGTGTTGACGAAGCGCAGGTCGATGGTGGTTGTCGTCGCCGTGCCCGTGGCGACGTGCGTGCCCACCGCGCCCTCGCCACCGAAGGTGCAGGCGTAGTTGGTGTTCGCGAAGGCGGAGGCGAAGGTGATGCGCACGTTGGAGCCGACGATGGAGGCGCTGGTGACGTTGAAGCCGTCCAGCACCGAGGCGCCGCCGGAGCCGTTGGTGGTGCCCTTCGCCCAGACGGTGATGAGGTTCTTCGGCGTCAGCGTCTTGGACACCGCCACGTTGCTGTTGGGCGTGGCGACGCCCGAGAGGCTCAAATCCCCGTTGGTGAGCGACAGCGCCGTCTGGCGCGCAGAGGCCGTCGCGGAGATGCCGTTCGCCGCGACGAGGCCGACGCCGCCGCCACTGCCGCCCGTGAAGCCGCCGCCGGGCCCCGTCCCCGTGCCGTTGGAGGAGACACCCGCGCCGTTGGGGGCGCCACCGAGGAAGGAGCCGCCCGTGCCGCTCGTGGCGCCACCGGTGGCCCGCAGGCCCTCCCCCACCCCGGCGCCCTGCGCGATGATGCCCGCCCCGCCCCCCGCCCCGCCCGAGGCCATGAGGCCGCTCCCGGTGCCGTTGCCGGTGGCAGTGAGGGCGTGGGCGTTGGTGGTGCTGTTGGTCGCGGTGATGCCGCCCTGGGCTGTCAGTGCCAGCGGCAACGTGCTGCCAGACGTCGTCCAGCGCTGCGCCTGGGTTGCGCTCACCTGCATCCGCACGTCTCCGGCCCCGGCGCGGTAGAGGCCGCTGGATGGCTCGGAGGAGAAGGTGAGGGCCGGCGACGAGGCGGTTCCGCTCGTGAGCTGCAGCGGGGCCACCATCGCGCCTCGGCCGCTCCGGTCGAGGCTGTTGGTGAGCTCGGTGCCGATGTCCGCGAGCGTGTTGTTCGCCCACGAGGCTGTGATGCTCGTCCCGCTGACTACGGGGTTCCCCGCGGGCAGGATGTAGGAGCCCGAGGAGTTGCGCGCGGCGCTGGCCGGAGGGGCCACGCTCACCGCGAAGCCGAGCAGCACGCCGAGGAGGAGTCCGAGGGTCCCGAGAGCCCGGTAGAAGGAGCGCATGCCGGCAGCTTCCGGCCCACTGGGGAAAAGTTCTGGCGGGTTGGGCTAGGCTGGCCGGCCATGCGCCCTAAGAGCATCGCCGTCGCACTACTCCTCGCGCTCTCATTCGCCGGCTGCGTGAAGCGGTACCGCCCGGTCGATGAGGTCAAAGCCGCGACCGTGAACCTCGAGCAGGAGATGTCGCAGGAGGAGGTCCGCGCACTGCTCGGCCCTCCCGACCAGGTCGAGGGCAGCATCTGTGGCCAGAGGACGCAGCAGGCCTGGAAGTGCGTCGTGTGGCAATACCGCACCGACAACCCCTACATGGCGTTGACGGTGCGGTTCCAGCCAGGCCAGCCGGGCGATCGCGGGGAGTGGATCGTCAACAGCTGGGACTGGTAGCGGTTCGCGCTAGCCACCCCGACGGAGCGCAGCCGCGAGCGCACGAGCTCGCATCACATCCTCCGAGGCGTCGGTGCGTTGGGTCCTCGTCGGAGGCAGCGCCGGTTGGCTTGCGGGCGCGGGCGGCAGCAAGACGCGCTCTATGGCCGAAGATACCGGGCCGGTGTAGCGACCCAGCGCGCGCGGCAGCAACTGCGCCACGCCATCGAAGCCGTGACCTACGCCCGATGCGAGCCGCGCCGCCGTCGAGGCACCGCGCGAGCTGATCAGCTTGTTCGCGGCCGTCGCCCCACCCGCCATCAGCAGCGGCAGGTAGCTCCCGGTCCCCATGCTGGCCGCCGCGCCCGCTATGCCGCCGAGGTAGTCCTTCATGCCGATGAAGCCGTTTCCGACGTCGCGCGCCACGCCCTGCTTCGCCTTGTCGAGCGCGTCGATCATGGCGCCATAGCCGGCCTTGGCCGCCTTGAACTCGGAGAGCACCTTGGGGCCTGCGATCTTGCCGAGCTGGCCGTCCACCTCATCGATGAAGAGGCCGTCCATCTGCCGCAGGAACCGCTCTCCGTTCTCCGCGGGGCCGCCCGTGGCGAAGAAGTTGCCGAAGTTGATGGTCTTCTGCAGGCGGCTCTTGAGGGTGTTCGCCTCCTGCAGTGTGACGCCGCCGGGCTTGTCCGCGGCCAGCTTCCGGTAGCCGTCGATGAACTTCTGGATCTCCGCCGCCTCGCTGCGCACCGCAGGGTCTCCCGCGATGGGGTCCAGGATCTCCGCCTTCACCCGCGCGAGGAACGGCTCGAAGTCGAACCGGGCGCCGTTGTCATCGGCCAACTTCAGGATGTCGCCGATGCGGCCACCGTACTTGGCCGCGGCGTCCTTCAGGCGCTCGGCCACCGTCTCCGTGCTGGCGCCGGCCGTGATGAGCCCGGGCTCGTCCAGCAGCGCCTGGCCGCGCGTCGCCACGGAGTCCAGTCCGCGGCGCGCCATGGGCTTGATGTCCTTGGCGATGTAGCCGGCCGCCTTGAGCGCGCGCATTGCCGCGAAGTCGTCCAGGTAGTCACCCGCCCGACGCGCGACCGCGCCCCCCACAGCGCCGGCGGCGTCACCGGCCATGCTCCCCAGCGGCGCCAGCAGCGCTCCGGCCGCGAGGCCGACGCCAGCGCCCTGGCCGGCCCCCTCGGTGTCGCCCTGCGTGAGGTCCGCCTCGCTCGCGTTGATGCCGCCCAGGCCGCCCAGGGCCGCCCCCGGGGCGATGGCGGCGCGCGCGCGCGCGCCCCAGGTGGCGGCCTTTGACGCCTGCCCTCCGGGGATGAGCATCCCGCCCAGCACTGCGCCCGGGTAGTAGGCGTAGGGGGCGTCGTGCGCGGCCTGGGTCTCCTCCGCCCGCGCCGCGTCCCGGCCCTCGCGGTACTCGCCGAGCGTGAGGCCGAGCGGACTGCCCGGGCGCACCGCCGTCTTCAGGGCGCCCCGGAAGTCGCCTCCGGCCGCCTGCTTCAGCGCGTTGACGAGGGGGCGGTTGACGAGGCCGCTCGCGTCGCCGTTCGCCACGGCGTCACGCACCGCGTCCACGGCCCTGCCCACGCTGCCGCCCTCGGCCGCGGCGAAGCCCGCAACCGCAGGGCGCCCCTGAGCCGTGGCGCCCGACTCCACGCCAATGCGCAGCGCATTCCCCTGACGCTTGAGCCGGTCGAGGAGGCTCTCCTGCGGCGCGTCCCACTCAACGCCAGCGGGTGGCGCCTCGTCGTCCCACGTCAGCCCATCAGCCATCGAGCACCTCCACGCCCT